GCATCAGCACGCTCAGCTTCAACGTCACCATCCCGGACGGCTTCGATCAGTACAACCGCCAGGTGCATCTGTTCATCCGTGGTGGCATGGCCGTCACCCGGATCTACGACAGCGTGACTGGCCCCAGTGACAACTTCGCGGACCTGGTGAACTGGCTGCTGGTCAATACCAGCAGGGTGCCAGCGGCGATGATCGACAACACCGCACTGCTGGCAGCAGCCACGTTCCTTGAGGTGAACGGGTTTACCTGCAACATCGAGATCCGCGAGAGCACCAACTACTCCGACCTCGCCGCCAGGCTGGCGCCTTACTTTCTGCTGGCCGAGAGCAGCGCAGGCGGTAAGCGCGGGCTGCGGCCACTGCTGCCGGTGACTGGCGCTGGCGCCATCAAGACCACGGCAATCACGGCTGAGTACACCTTCACAGAAAACACCGTGCTGCCCGGCACGCTGGAGATCAACTATCTGTCACTGGCGGACCGGCAGCCGTTCGTGGCGCAGGTGATCTGGCGCCAGCAGCTGGAGAGCGACATCGGCATCATCCGCACCGCTGAGGTGCGTTACAGCGGCACCGCCGAAACCGGGCCGTATGAGTCGCATGATCTCTCGACGTTCTGCACCAGCGAGGATCACGCCGTCAAGGTTGGCGCCTACATCCTGGCCAAGCGGCTCTACACCACGCACACCATTCGATTTGCAGCACGGCCGCAGGAGCACAACACGCTGATCAGCGCTGGCGACATCATCCGCGTGCAGCTGGCCCGTGACAACACCACCTACGCCAACTCGGTGCATGACTACCTCTACCAGGTGGAGCGGATCACCAAGACGCTGGCGGGTGATGTGAGCTATGAGGCCACGCACTTCCCGATCGACGACCAAGGCCGCAGCCTGATCGCATTAGATGTGGCCGCTGCTGTCGGCACCGGCATCATCCTGCCAAGCGGCCGCACCGGCGTGAGCTGTGATGTGAACTCCAGCAGCGACAACACCATCCCCGCTGAGACGTTTACGGATGCGGATGGTGCTGACCCGCTGGAGCTATCACCAAGCGGCGGCGGGCTGGGCTTCAACGATTCAGCGCCGACTGGCGACACCGGCAACGCTGATGATGGGTTGGATGCTTCAACGTCTTTCCCTCCAAACCCCCTATTCCCAGCAGACATTACGGCTGGTGTCGGCAGCACCTTGGCCCCATTCACTGGCCCTTACGGCCCGTGCGGCGTCAATCAAACCGAATCAATTACGTGGTTCAAGGACGGCACAAAGCTCGCAACAGTTACGTTTAACACTTCGGGCAATCCCATCAGCGTAGTGAATGAACCTGGGCAGGCAATGCCGACGTGGCTCAACAGCACGACACCTGGAATCCTGGCGATCGGTAGCACTCAGACTGGAGTTTATACATCAATCACAAAATGCTTTAACGGTTCTACATACGAAAGCTCTACAACAGGCGGCAGATCAACCGCCGCCAATCAGTACATCTATCAAGATCAAGAGCTAACCATACTTGGGCCAGCGTCACCAGGTGTGCTGGTTTGGTCAACGATGCTTGCTCTTAGCTATGGCTCACCTTCGTGGAGCACGGTAGACGGCAACATGTACAGGCTAGATGAAGCTGGCAATGTAGCCAGCAATGGCTCACTTGCCCCGAATGGTCGAGTGTCTCCACCGCAAATCAGAACATGGCGAATCTTTGAAATGATTGGCGGAGTGCAGACGCTTATCTATGACAGCGATCCAAACGCGCCGCCGTACGCTCCGTAATGGCTACCTTTCCTTCTCTGACGCCAGCCACACGCGCCTTCACGCCAGGCGAGTATCCGCACACGCCGTTCACGACTTACAACAGCCTGCAGAATCGCGTGCGCCATAGCAATGTGATGCTCAGCAGCTCAGTCCGGCTGAGCTTCATCGCCCTGGCTGAAGCTGACATGCTCAGCATCCTCAGCCACTACCAAGGCCAGTTCGGCAGCTTCGAGAGCTTCACGCTGCCGTCCAGCATCTGGAGCGGCGTCACCACCATTAGCGACTACCAGCTGACGGATTACCGCTGGCGATACACGGATCCGCCATCCGTGGATGACGTTTACTGCGGGCGCTACAACGTCGAACTGGCACTGGAAACGGTGCCGCCTGAAGGTGCATTTGCCAGTGGCACTGAGCTGGCAGTAATCATCACGCTGGCACCTGGAACTGTTGTCACCACCAACGGCCTACAGCAGAGCATCGCGATCACATTGGCAGGCGGCTCGGCTTCTGTGGTTGCTGATGGTGGCGGTTACGACTTCTCTTCATTCCTATACTGGGATGAAGACCCCTACACCGTCTGGGACTGATTCATGGCAGCTCCCAACATCAAATCAGGCAGCTCGGTCACGACGGTCACCGGCAAAACCGTGGGCTACGCAGTGACCACCTCGATGGCGGCAGCGCTGAGCAATGGCGCCAGCAGCGGCAAGGTGCTGAAGATCAACAGTGTCTACTGCGCCAACGTGGACGGCACCGCAGCAGCTGACATCAGTTTGGAGCACTACAACGGCACCACCGGCTTCGCTATCGGCAAGACGATCACCGTGCCAGCCGACGCCACTCAAGTCCTCGTAACCCGCGAGGCGTACATCTACCTGGAGGAAGGCCACAGCCTCCGCGCACAGGCCAGCGCTGCTGGCGACCTGGAGCTGGTCATCTCCTATGAGGACATCAGCTGATGCTTGGCTTTAACGGTGGCTTGATGGGCGTCAGGCGCACGCCGACAGGCAGCGCCGCATCGGGGCTGTGGTTTCAGAATGAGCAGAGCGTGGCAAAGCGGGCTGAAATTTGGCCCATTGTTCAAACCATGGATCCTGACTTTGCCAGTGTGTCGCTACTGCTTCACATGGATGGGGCGAATAACAGCACTACTTTCACCGACAGCAGCGCAAACGCTCTAACGGTAACTCCTAGCAATAACGCCAAGATAAGCACAGATGTTGTCAAGTATGGCACCGGCGCATATCGGTCAACCAGTGCCACCAATGATCAACTGGCGCTGCCTTCAACGAGCCTGCTGCAACTGACAGGTGATTTCACTATTGAGTTTTGGCTATATGCTTTGGCAAGTAGCGGCAGATTATTCAACCTGGCCGCCGCTAATTCAAGAATAGAAATAGACCAGAACGGATCCAATCCCTACAAGTTTTACTTGTACAATCAAGGTGTTGAGATATTTGACAACCTTGCCGTAGGATTGTCGAACAGTAGCTGGCATCACTTGGCCCTGACAAGATCCGGCTCTACCTTGCGCCTATTCGGAGGTGGAACCCTATACGCGACTGCAACTCATAGCAGCACATTGACCCCCACCACTGTCATGGGCAGTGGTAGTGTACTTTTTAATGGCTATATGGATGATTTAAGGATCACAAAAGGCGTCGCCCGCTACACCGCTAGCTTCACCCCACCTGCTGCGCCGTTCCCTAACGCATGATGCTGTACTCCCACCGCCAAGCCAACCCAGCACCCCTGCCGCATCGCATCCGCTTTGCGGACGGCAGCACCCGCACCGACGCCAGCACCTTCACGCCTGACGAGCTGGAACGTGCCGGTTACAGCGGCCCTTACGAGCGCCCCAAGTGCGATTACAGGACCGAGAAGGTGGACTGGGACGGTGAGGCGCTTGAGTACGTCGTGCGCCCCTACAACTTCGATGAGCTGCAAAAACAGCACGCCAAGGTCCGCGAACGGCGCATCGAGCTGCTCAAGGCCAGCGACTGGACGCAAATCGTTGACTACGACCTCGGCGCTGATCGTGAAGCCTGGGCCGCCTACCGCCAGGCCCTGCGCGACCTGGCCGATGCTGCCAACCCGTTTGACATCACCTGGCCGCAGCCGCCTGCCATCTCGGCAGAATGAATCCATCTGAGCATCAACTATGGCCAGCCTGATCTACAACTCAGCCGTTGATGACATGGCCCGTGGTGCCATCGACTTCGACACCGACACCTTTAAGGTGATGCTGGTCACATCGGCCTACAGTCCGAACAAAGACACTGATCTCAAGCGCTCTGCCGTCACGAATGAAGTGAGTGGCACCGGCTATACCGCCGGTGGCGTCACCAGCGCCTGCACAGTCACCAAGAGCACCGCTAACGATCGCGTCACCCTCAGCTTTGCTGCTGTGAACTGGGCCAGCAGCACCATCACCGCCAGAGCTGCTGTGATCTACAAGTCGCGCGGCGGTGCCAGCAGCGCTGATGAGCTGGTCTGCTATGCGGACTTCGGCGCCGATGTCAGCAGCAGCTCTGCAACTTTTAGTCTGGGCTCCAGCGTCATCACGCTGCAGAACTGATGGCCACCTTCCCGGCACTGGAGCCGACAACACGCCGCTACAGCATGGGCACCTTCCCCGTCACCGAGGAGAAGGGCTTCGGTGGTGGCAGCATCCGTTTCCGGCATGGCACCACCGCCTACAGCCACAACCTCGAACTGAGTTTCGCTGCGCTGACGCAGGCAGAGGCCAAGCTGCTGCGCGATCACTACCGCGAGCAGCAGGGCGGCTACATCGCATTCCCGCTCAGCACTGAAGCCTGGGCCGGGCACACCAGTTTCACCGATCTGGTGCCAACCTCCACGCACTGGCGCTACGCCGCACAGCCGCAGGAAGACCACCTATCCGCCGGCTATGTGAACGTCTCGATCAGCCTGATCAGCGTGCCAGCTGTGGTTGCTGCAGCATCTTCCGGCCTAGCCTCCACAGTCACCTGCACGCTGGCTGGTGGTGCTGCATCGGGCAGCTAACCTGAGATAGCGATTCACGCCAGCTATGGCACCTACTCCCGAGGGGATCACCAGCGTTGCCATAACGCTGCTGGCGGGCTCCGAAATCCTCAGTCTCCTGCCTGGCGTCAAGGCCAACGGCTGGGTTCAGCTGATCCTTGGCGCATTGCGTGGCATTGCTTCGCGTAAGCGGTGACTGAGCCAACGCACGGCGAGATCCTTCGCGCCATCGGCGTGCTGGAAGGCCAGCTGAAGCAGCTGCTGGATGCCGCCATCTCCGACAAGACCGAGCGGAGCGGATTGGGCGTCCGCGTTGGCCGATTGGAGACGCGCATGGCGCAGGTGGTCATCCTGGCCGTCGTCGCCGCCATGCTGAGCCCTGTTATCTGGTCCGAGATCAAGGGCGCCTTCAGCTACCGGCAGTCCATGCCGCAGCAAATCCAACGGCCATGACGCAACCACTGCGGCTGATTGACCTGTTTCGGTACTTCAAGGGCCTGCCGCATCAGCTGGCTTCGATCAGCGAGCTCGAGTCCGCCATCAACAAGCGCGCCCCGCAACTGCTGAACCGCGACCAGCCATGGTTCAAGACCTGGAGCGTCCCCGGCAAGCAAACCGACCTGGCTGATGCGATCCAGATCATCAAGGAGTTTGAGGGCTGCCACCTCAGCGCCTACCCTGATCCGCTGAGCGGCGGCGATCCGTGGACGATTGGTTATGGCACCACGCGATTCCCGGATGGCAGCTCCGTACAGCGCGGCGACAAGATTAACGTCATCGAAGCCGACATGCTGCTCCGATTAGAGGTGGACCGCATCGCAGACCGACTGCGCACAACCCCGCACTGGGCAAGCATGGGCGATCCGCAGCGCTGCGCACTTGTAAGTTTCGCCTACAACCTCGGCACTGGGTTCTACGGCAGCGCTGGGTTTGACACCATCAGCGCAGCGCTGCGTGACAAGGACTGGCCATCGGTGCCAGCTGCGTTGCTGCTCTACTGCAACCCTGGCACAAACGTCGAAGCTGGCCTACTGCGGCGGCGGAAGGCCGAAGGCGCACTGTGGCAGAAGGGCGCACCGCAACTGCAACAGCAGGGCATCCTGCTGCGTGTGCCGTATGAGGCGCAGAACGATAATGCCAGCGGCACCGGCTACCGCGAATGTTTCAGCAGTAGCGCTGCCATGGTGGCCCGCTTCTACGGCAAGATCACCAGCGACGATGCCTACAACAAGATCCGCGCCAAGTATGGCGACACCACCGACGCGCAAGCGCAGATCAAGGCGCTGCAATCCTTGGCGCTAACAGCACGGCTTCGCACTAACTGCAATCCCGCCGTAATTGACACCGAATTAGAGGCAGGGCGCCCCGTGATGGTCGGCTGGCTGCATAAGGGGCCTGTCGGCGCACCAACCGGAGGCGGCCACTGGAGCGTGATCATCGGGGCAACCAGCGGCGCCTACGTCCACAACGACCCCAACGGCGAGGCGGACATGGTGAACGGCGGCTACGTCAACCACACCAAAGGCGCTGGAATCGCCTACAGCCGCAAGAACTGGCTGCGCCGCTGGGAGGTTGATGGCCCCGGCACCGGCTGGGCGATGCTGGTAAGTCACGCGGCGTGAGACAGTACGTCCTAGAGGTTGAGTACACGATCGTCGTTGAAAGCGAAGACGACGATCCCGAAAACGTGAGCGACAACTTCGTGGCGCGGCTCACTGAGTTGGCGCCATCCAACGATCACATCCTTGGCCTTTCGGTCAACGTTCTACCCATCCCGGAGTTGCGTGGATCATCAGATTGATGGCACATCCCTCGTCCCTAAGCGCTCCGCAAAGCAACGATTCAGGCAGCAGATCTTTGAGGCATGGCAACACTGCTGCGCCTACTGCGACGCTGCCGCCGACACGCTGGATCACGTCAAGCCGCGCCACAAAGGCGGCAACACCGTCGCCAGCAACCTCGTGCCAGCCTGCCGCGAATGCAACCGCAGCAAGGGCAGCGAAGACTGGCGGCAGTGGTTCGAGGCTCAGCGGTTCCACTGCGCCAAACGCCAGGCGCGAATTGATGACTGGCTGGCTGATTAGCATTGATCAGCAGATGTCAGCGCCATGAGCTAGGGCGATTGGATGATCGTTGAATGGACGCTTGAGGAGGAGCTTCAAATTGAAGCGCAATCTCGCAGCGCGTTAAACCATCACAGCGCTGACGAAGTGCGGCAGTTGTGCTCATCATTGATCAGGCAATATGCCTACCAGAACAAGCTGATGCAGCAAGCTGTAGGGCATATTGCCAAGATCGAGATGGAGCAATTCCTAACTGGCTCGCATCATCAGCCGCAAGCGGCGCACGGCATTTTCTCGGCGCTGGCCAACGGCACTGCGCGAAATGCCAAGCGTCTCGCCAATCTCCCGCTGCGATTGCTGCGGGCCGTTCAATCCATGGTAGGCAGATACAACATACCTATCCCGTTCTCCTAGACGAAAAAAAGCTAGCTTCAGCTGCTCCGCATACATTGGCGATAGTTCATCGCCAATTTCGGGATCTTCTGATGCGATCAAATCAATCAACGGCGAACCATTATCACCGACCATTTGATCAAGGCTGCTATGCGGCGTATTGCGCTGCAGGATCATCTGCAGTTCATCTACAGTCATTTCCATCTCTTCTGCCAGCGCCACCATTGAAATCGGTCGGCCATGCTCTTGGAGGTATTCGCGCTGCAGCTTGGTTGCGCGGTAGATCTTATCCAGCAGGTGCTGAGGCACTCGAATGATTCGTTCCTTGGTATCAATCGCGCGAGTAATTGACTGACGAATCCACCAGTAGGCATAGGTGCTGAACTTGTAGCCTTTGCTGCCATCAAATAGCTCGGCTGCACGATGCAGCCCGATGGCGCCTTCTTGGATGATGTCCATCATCTCAAGGCCATTGCACTTGAGCCGAGTTGCGTACCGCTTGGCAATGTGAACAACTAGCCGTAGGTTGCAATTCATGATCGTGTCGCGTGCGCGCTGTCCGCGCTTGATCTCGCGCAGTTCAGCTTTCGTGCGCTCGCCTTCCATGGCTTGCAGTTCAATCATCCGCCGCACCTGGCGGGATAACTGGATCTCCTGCTCACCAGTCAATAGCGGGAACCTGCCGATCTCGGCTAGGTAATCCTTCATTGAATCAGCGCTCATGGTTCAGGTCATCAATGTTGTCCCATTCAGGCACCAGCGTGGCGCTCAGGAACTGGGTATCGGGGCACAGTTCCTTGGCGCTGGTGATGGCGTGTGCAAGGTCACGGGCCATTAGGTGGAGCGGTGTGGCGTGGCCGAATGCCACGCGGTACAGCTGGAGCGGCTTCAAGGCACCGGCTCGATGGCGGGGCGGCCCCAGCGGGCTAAGGCGGCGCGGATCGTTTCGCTGAATTCGTCTGACTTGAAACAACGTCGCCACCCATGCACTTCTGGGTCCATTTCCTCTAAGGGGACTTCCGCAGCAGCGTCTGCCCATTCTTCTATCTCTTGATCCGTTGGCTCCTCATCCGTTGGCTCCTCATCCGTCGGCCCCTGCGGCTCGGGCTGGGCTAGGGCGGTGCTGGCGCGGGCAATCAGATCGGAATCTGGATCTTGCTCATAGGGAAGCGATCCCAGATAGATCGCTTCATCCATCAGCTCTTGGCACAGCGCACGAAAGTCAGTCATTGTTGTTCTCCGGTAGTGGCGGGTGTGCCCCAGCGGGCGAGGACGGCGCGGGCGAAAGCACGCCAGGACTGGCACTCTCCGCCTTGGTCAACTTCGGTGAACAGCGCATCTAACTCCGCATCCGTCGGACCCTGCGGCTCGGGCCGGGCCAGTAAGTCGCGGTATTCATCCAAGGCAGCGCTGAAGTCGTTGTCATACATAAACTCTTCTCCCATGTATCCCTTGGTTCGGTGCTTGTCCCATAGCTTCAGCTCAATGGCCTCTAGTTCCAGTTCACTCGGCCCCTGCGGCTCGGGCTGGGCAAGCGCAGCGCGGGCATTCACAAGAGCGCTAGGTTCGCGGGTAACGCCATACCATTCATCCTCCAACAGCTCTACCAGCTCAGCGCACAGCGCACGAAAGTCAGTCATTGATCCAGCTCCTTGATGAGTTTCTTCAAAGCCTTGTACTCGCCCCACGAGAGCCTGATGGTTTGCTCGGCATGGCTGCTCAGGTGAGCATCAAAGCCTTCGCCATTGCGCCATAGCGAGACCTCGATGAAATCATCAGGCTTGGCGAGATGATCGAACTTGCTCAGTGGTGCAAAGGCAGCGTCAAGCTTGTAGAGGGTGATGTCAGCCATTGCCACCCTCCAGCTCGGCGGCGATGGCGAGGAACTTCTTGCGGCAAGCCTGGCGGGCATCGCGCTCAAACATCCAGCGCTGATCTCCATAATGGAGCGGCTCTTCCGGCACCACCTGATCCGCAGCAGCGCGGAGGGCGGCGGCAAGGCCAAGGCGCTGTTCCACTTCGTCAGGATCACCGTCAAGCATCAAATCTGGAGCGTTCTTATACGCATCCATCACCGCCTGGGCGGCGGGGGAGAGGTCAATCACAGCAGCACCTCACGACAAAGGCCATGACCATGGTCATCAGCGCCAACCAGGGATGATTGCCGATCGCCAGACAGGCCGTGGCGACCATTAGCAGCCAGATCAGGTAGTACATCAGAACACGTCCTCTTCGACCTTGACGCGCGGCAGGAACTCAAACCGTTGCACGCTCAGCACGTGCTTGCGACGCTTGGTGCCGCTGTCCCTGTCCTGCCATTCCTGCATCCGCAGGTTGCCAGATACAAAGATTGAATCACCTTTCTTCAGCTTGTCCACGATGATCTCAGCGGTCTTGCCCCATGCTTCAACATCAATCGCATTGTTGATGTATTCGCCATTCTTGTCCTTGCCTTCCTGAATGCCGCCGCCGAAGTTGCAGACCATAGTGCCGCTTTCAAATGCTTTGAGCTGTGGCTCGCTGATGATGCGGACGATGCCGGATGCGTAGAGACTCATGGGTTGATTGGCGTGATGGAGTTGGATTCTTCAAATGCCAGCACATCAGCCAGCGGATACTGCACCCGTGGCGTGCCGGCTGGCGTAGCGAGGCGCGGCAGGGTCACATAGCGTGGCCCTGAACCCCGCGCGCGCTGGCCTTTGATCGTGCTTGGCTTGACGCCCCAGCGGGCGGCTAGCTGCTCAGTGGTCAGGTACGGCTCAGTCATCATCAAAGGGATCTTCCTCGGCTGGCGCAGTCAGCTCAGCCTCGCGGCTGAGTGCCAGCTGCATCAGTTGCTCATTCTGCTCATCGCTCAGCTCACCCTTGCGGGCCTCCATGCGTGTGGTCACCTTGGCTAGATCGTCGATGGTCTTGGCCTTGGCAATGGCAGCCTTGCCAGCCGTAAACAGCTTGGCATCACCGGCAGGCGCCGGCACTGCCGCCACTGTCACCGGCTCGATCGCCTGCTGCTCCATCTCATCGGTGCTGTAGACGCCGCTGAGGTTGGCGGGGAATGCCTTCCGCAGTGCCAATGCCTCCGAGCACTTGGCGATCATCGCGGCTGGCATCTTGCTCCACAGGCCCTGGCCGGCGTTGTAGTCCGCGAACCGCGCCACGCCAGTGAAAGGATGCGATGAGCCCTTGCGCCAGATCGTGGTCTTCGCTGCAGCCGGCGGCTTGGCGCTGATCCATACATCAGACCACTGGCCATCATCACCGCACCATTCCGTATGGCTGCCGTCCAGCTCGCCGGTGCGCTCAGCAATGGCGCGCAAGCCGTCAATGCCGGCCTGAATGGTCATCTTGCCGCCGCGCTTGATGGCGTAGATCTGTTTCGAGAACGGGTCCAAGCCAGTCCGCTGGCAGGCATAGGCGAAGAGGCGCAGCTCATCGCTGCTGCACCCGGGCGCGATGGTGGTAGCGATCAGCTGCGTCTGCTCTGGTGTCCAGAGCGCAAGGGAACTAGAAGTCATCGGAGGTGATGGTGTTAGAGGTCTGCAGTGCCCACCGCGGCAGGCTGATGGTCTGCGTGCTGTAGCCGGGCCATTCGCTAATCGCGCGGCAGTCGGCGATGGTGTCTAGGTTCTGCCGCCGCAGCACGATGGCATGATCCATGGCGTCGTTGTCCAGCTCGTAGACGCCGACCGCGAACGGATAGGTCTTCTCGACTGCGATGAACACAAACCGCCGCGCGAAGGTGCCGGCCTGGTAGTGATCGGCTTGCACGTGATATCGCCAGTGCGCCACCGACCTAGCAAAGCCGGCAGGGCTGGCATCCGTGGTGGTTTTGAGATCTACCAGCGTGTCATTCGTCATCCAGTCCGGGCGGCACTTGCAGCGCAGGCCGCTGATCGCGTCATCCCACCAGAAGGACTGCTCAGCCTTGCCTGTCTTGAGCAGGGCCGCAGCATCAGGATGACTGCGCACGCTGGCGCTCATGGCCATGGCCTGCTCCATGTCGGCGGCTGACACAGGCTCGATGCCAGCGGCCTCCATCTCAGCAGCAACGGCCTTGCCTTCCTTGGTGCGGCGATCGGGCGCAATGCCGTAGCGCACGCTCAGTTCATCAGGCTCAAGCACTGCGCAATGAACAAGGCTGCCGAGCCGCATGGCTGCAGTGGGCGGTACCACCGGACGGTTCGGATCAATGAAGCGCTTCCAGTAGTGATACGGGCTGGCGGCAACCGCGTGCAGGTGGCTGGCGCTGATCGCAGGGTCGGCATGGTAGTCGGCGTTGCTGGTCATGCGTTACCTCGTGCTTGGCGGTGGAGGAACGTCTGCGGGCCGTAGCACTGCTGCAGCTCCGGGAATGCCAGCAGCAGGCGCTGGCGGTTGCTGGGGTCAGCGTGAAGCCCAGCATCAGCAAGGCGCCGCATGAAGCCACCGCCGTATGCGATGGCAGCCTGCAGCGTCCAGTAGGAATCGGAGGAGGTCATTTGCGGATGTAGGACTGCGTGCCGGAATGAGTGGCAGGTGGAATGTCGGCGGCGTGAATGCCAATGAATGCAGCAGTGGCCGCGGCGATCAGGAAGCAGATGGCGTTGCTCATGCCAGCACCTTGCGGACGGTGTAGCGGCTGCAGCACAGCCGATCAGCAATACACCGCTGGCTCATGCCTTGCTTGTACCAGCGGCGGATGCGCTGCTCACGGCTCTCGGTGAGCCAGAGGATGACAGCCACCACCAGCAGCAGAGGCAGCAGCAGGTAAAAGATTGGTTCCATGGTTGGGGTCGCAATGAAGGCGGGACTCTCGCCCCGTGCAACCATCATACACCCTGCGCATCCCCTGTCAACCGTGCCGCATCCTCAATGCTGCGCGCGACGCCAGCGATGCCGCCTGCTGACTGCACGGCCTCCATCCATTGCCGCTGCTCCGGGCGCAGGCGGCCGCTGGCGCTCTTCACCTCGATGCTGGTGAACACCGCCACCCGCTGACCCACCATGTCCGGCGTGATCGTGCGCGTGGTCCACCCGATCAGGTCAGCGCTGCCAACCGCCAGGCCAAACGTCACCGGGCGGCCATGCTGGTCCCGCAGCGTGCCGGTGTTGTTGCGATACAGGCGTACCGGGCCGCGGCTGAGGGCAAGGCGGATGTGCTGCTGGATCTGTTGCTCGGTCACGTCATGCAATAGCCAGACTCGCATCCATCCTGCTCGTCAATCCATTCGGAGAACAATCCAAGTTGATCTGGAATAGCAACAGACAGTGGCTTGCATCGCCCGCTTATGAAAACGTGATCCTTGCCAATGGTTGCGCGCTTGGCGTTCAGCATTTCTTCAAGCCGAATCACACGCTCAAATAGATCCGGCCGTTCTTGCCTCATCGTGATCCATTGGTCGGTGGTCTTGTATGGGCAAAACCAGCACGACGACTTCGGCGGCTGCGGCAGGCCGGCTTCGCGCACCACGCGCAGGCAATCGCTGCGGCTGAGACCGAGCTCGATGAGGGGATAGGCGGAGGCGTAGCCGTCGTCTTCGCGCGATGGCGTGGCCCGGTGCGGCTCATCGGTGCTGATGCCTTTGCCAAGGGTGCCGCCAGGCGCGTGCTTGCGGATCCACTTGGCGATCGGCTTGATCTTGAAGTGAACGGTGCAGTTCCGATTGCCGGGGGCACCGTTGGACATGCGCACGGGGATGTCGATGGAGCGGATGGGGCGCAGCAGCTCCTCGTAGAGATCTACCGGCGTGCCATCGCGGCGCTGACGCTGCAGATCAACCCACGCGATGCCGTGCTCTGCGGCATAAGGCTTCAGCACCTCGGCGATGTAGCGGATGGTGCGGGGGTCTTCGGACTGGTCGCCAACATTGGCGAACACGAAGGTGCGGTAGGGGATGGCGCCTTGAGCGGCGAGCACCAGGCAGGCCGTGGACTGAACGCCGCCACCGCAGGAGAAGATGTGTGCCGTCATCCGCCATGCCTTTTAAGCAACCTAGCCTGGTACACCCTCTCAGCCCAGCCGCGACGGTAGCCGCGTTGCTGCGCTAGCTGGCGCAGGTCGTCGAGGGACTGCGCGGTGCCTTGTTGGCGTTTGCGTTGGCGGGCCGCCATCTCCACCAGCTCACCATCCACCTGCTCCAGCTCGCGCACCTCAGCGGCGAATGTATGGCCGCACTCGCCGCAGACCCGCGCCTGGCTAGCCATTGCGGCGTAGCACTTGGGGCAGACCTTCACCGATGGCGCCTTCTCGCGGTCTTGCTTCTTGAGCCCCTCTAGCGTCCACTCGCGCGGCTCGAGGTGGTGACCCAGCCGCAGGCAATTGCCTACATGGTCGAGCACTACAGCCACCTTGCTGCCGGATGGCCGCAGGCATCGGCCGATCATCTGCAGGTGGAGCGCCACACTGGCCGTGGGGCGCAGCAGGATGCAGCCGCCGACGCTAGGCACGTCCACGCCCTCACCAATCAGCGCGCAGCTGGTCAGCACCTTGATCCGTCCAGTGCCGAGGTCACTCAGCAGTTGGCGGCGCGTGGTGGCATCCATGCTGCCGTCGATGCTGGCGGCTGGGATTCCAGCCTGCAGGAACAATGCCGCCACTGCCTCAGCATGAGCAACGCTGCAGCAGAACGCGATGGCGGTCTGGCCTGCCAGGTGCTGCCGGTAGTGGCTAACGCAGTCGCCATGGATCGCCCGCACCTGCTGCTCCGCATCGCGTTGATCGAAGTCACCCATCCGCTTGCGCATCCCGGCAGCGCTGAACCCTGGCGGTGCCAGCACCCGGGCAGCCGCCAGGTAGCCGTTGTCGGTCAGCCACTGCGCGCTCGGGCCTTCGACCATGGCCTGGTAATGCTCGCCAAGGCCGCGGCCATCACCGCGGATCGGCGTTGCTGTCACCCCTAGCAGCTTGGCGGTGTTGAAGTGCTCCACCACTGCCGCCCATGTGCCAGCTGTGGTGTGGTGGGCCTCGTCCACCACGATCAGCTGAAACATGTCCCGCGGCAGCCGGTGCAGCCGCCGCGCCACGGTTTGCACGCTGGCCACCTGCACCGCATGGCTCAGGTCCATGGCGCGATTGGCGGCGATGATGCCATGGTGCATCGGCAGGCTGCGGCTGGCCTGATCCAGCAGCTCCGCGCGATGCACCAAGATCAGCACGCGGTTGCCTTTGCGGCTGGCGGCATCAGCGATGTAGGCAAAGCAGACGGTCTTGCCACCGCCGGTAGGCAGCACTGCCAGCACGCTGCGCTTGCCCAGCTGGTACTGCAACCGGATGTCAGTCACCAGCTGCTGCTGGTAGGGGCGGAGGGTCATAGCGGCAACTCCAACTGTGTGCCATCCGCGGGGGCGCCATGCAGAGCTATCTGAGCCATGGTTACGGCGCGGCGCTGGCGGTCGTATGCAGGGCGCGCATAACCCAGTTGGTATAGGTGCAGGTCGTTCTGCAATAACGCTATTGCAACGGCCCGCCATGATGGCGCACGGCCTGACGCTGCAACCTTTGCAGGCACCTCATCGGGAATCTCGTGCGAATAACAGCGGGTTTTCCACGTCCGCACGTATTCCGAGACTCTGGCGGTAGCGCATTTCCCAGGCGCGAATGGCTCGATCCGCTTGTCGGTTCGCCAATGTCCGTTGCTCATTGGTTAAAAGTCCCCATGCTTGTCTGGTGATGTCTTCAGGGCATTGAAGGGCCAGTGCGCAAGCTGCGTGCCCGATCCATGCCTTGCGGTTGAGGTTGTAGTCAGTCAGTGCATTGATGCAGCTGTTGGGCCACTCCACCGTGACCCGTTGCATGTAGCGCCCGTAAAGGCGGTGATTGCCGGTAAAGATCTCGGCCCTTTGCAGGAAGAGGCGGCGATTAGCCACCTCGCCCCACATGTTGAAACCGATCTCTTCCCAAGTGTCAATCGGCAGCCAAATCCTCTTCAGCTTCACGCTCAAGATCCTCCGTCACGTTGTCAATCTGTTCAACATCCCACGCCTTGCTGAAGTCTTTGCCCAGGAACAAGGACGCCAACCCTGTCACTTGCTTAAGGCGCAGCAGTTCATCTGGGCTCATGCCAATGTGCTTACAGATCCATGCATCGCCCTTGCCCATCTCAATTAGCTCGGCAACGATCACGCTCATCAGCTCAATATTGTGCGAGCCACGGGCTCGGTTGTGGCGGATCGTTGAAGCCATGCGGTCGTGCAGCTCTTTGCGCAGCACTACCACTGGCAAGCGGCCGCCTTCGCGTTCACGGATGCGCTGACTGTTCTTCAGCGTGAGATAACGGTGAAAACCGTCAACGACCACATATAAGTCACGCTCGGCATCATGCACGACAACGACAGGCTGCGTGTAACCGTCTTCCCAGATTGACGTTTCCAGTAGCGCCATTTCAGGCGGCGCCACAGAGTTCGGGTTGTAATCGTTGGCGGTAACTTTTTCAATAGGAATACTGCGTACGGAGTAAACCGGGGATCGCCAAGGGTATGAATCGTTCTCATCGTGAAGTTCGTTTCCTTTAAGGGGCGGATTGAAAACGCAAATCAAGACGGTGGGCTCAAGTGCTTCAAAAGTGTGAGCATCATGCTTGTCGAGCACGTAGGTCACATCGGATGCAACAGCGTAATACTCTTTCGTGGCTTCATTGATTAACAGACCTTTGCCGCTGACGCAATAGCAGGTTTCAAGGTGGTGCTGATAGTGCCAACGGTGCGGCTTGCCTGGATGCACGATTGTCTTGGTCATGCTGTATCCCATGCCATCCGTTTCAACAACAAGGCGATGGCTAGTGAATCCGCCGCGAGGGCATTGCACAACGCGGTCGGCAGGCAGCTGAGCGGCGTTAAGGATTTTCATTTGACAGAACGGTTAAGGACTTGGCTGTACTTGCGCTGAATTGACCTTTGCCGACGTTGTTGTTCTTGCGTTGGGGCCAGGCCAAGGTATTTGCAGGTGTGGTCGTTTTTAAGAACGGTAATAGCAAAGCGCTTCCACGACGTGACCATGCTGTTATGGCATGGCAGATCATCAAGATGATCAGGTGGCACTTTGATCACAACGCGTCGTAGGTTATTGCCACCGTGGCGCGTTGTGCCGTTGATATAAAAGCGAGTGCCGATATGTTGCAGGGCATCAATGATGTAATCAGGCAGGCCGCGCCCCACTCGCCCCCAGTAACGGATTGACTGAATGAAGCGCTGCTTAAAATTTGCACTGGACTGATCAGGCAAAGTGGCCAACAGAAATTTCACAAAGGATTTCCAAGTGTGACCGGCTGGCAGCTTGAAGGATTTGTAATCAAGCTGTTTGCCATAGGTGGCCATGAAGTTAGCTCCGCCAACGCGCGCGCAAAGCCGGGCCCATACCTGAGGGTCAATTACTCGGTACATTGCTAGGCTTGACTTTGACTCTGACATAAATGGCGAGGCAACTCGCATCTTTTTAATGGGAATGCCAGCCATGTAGAACACGTCGTAGAGATTGTTGTAATCCCAGCCAAATTTGGCGTTTGCGGTCCAAATATCCTCGGTGCGCCAATCGTAGATCGGATAGCAGTTGTAGGTGTGCGCCGTGTTTTTCTTGGTCCACATTCGACCAAGCATTGTCTCTTTGTCTTGATTCAGAATGGCGCGAAAACGATTAAGCGATTCAACGGTGCGGATTCCGATTAGGTTGGCGCATGACTGGCCTTGGCTGTACCACTCGGCGAACATGTCCCAAAAGGTGGCGTAGTCCATGTTTTCAATGAACAAGTCACCGAATGGATGATTCCGAAAGTTAACAATGTAATCATCCTTTGGCATAGGGCGAATCCAACGATGTTGATCCTGTTCGCCCCAGCACTGCCAATCAATTTCGTAAGAAGATACGGTACAAGGAAGAGTGATGGGCAGGCAGCACCAGTAGATTTCAAGAATGTCCCGATTGGCTTGAAGAATGCGGTGCATGAACTCCTCGCTATGCGTGTAGTTCGCTTCGTTATCCATGATTTGAACGCCAATTTTGCGCTCAATACCACGGGCGCGAACATAGTCGATAACAAGATTCAAAAGAACACCTGAGTCTTTGCCGCCTGAAAAAGAAACGTAAATACGCTCAAAGTTGGCAAAGATAAAGTCCAGACGTTCAATGGAGGCATCATAGACGCTGGTGTCTAAATAGGTTCTCATTTGTTGGCCGGGAAGAAATAAGTAGTTACATCTTCAACAGATAAAAGCTCACAGCCCGGATACGATTTTGCGAAGCCAACGCGCAATTCGTCTTCTGTTTTAAACTGTGCGGTGTTGATTGTGCAAACGCCCCACGGGCGTTGGTACGTGATTTTGTAAATGCGGTGAGGTAATTGAAGTGACATGGCATGCTGCGGGTCAAAACCGGATAGCGGGCAGGCGGTGGATTTGGAACCTAGAAATGCCTGGTAATCGCTCATGCCACGGCCTCTTTGGCTTTCTGCACGTGAGACAATGCGCGCTTGATCTTGGTCGATGCGGCTGGCTTTCTAGTGGCTGCCAGCTGCTGCAATTTCAACAAGGCGTGATGAGCCTGTCCAAGTCGATCAGCGGCATCACGCCATGCAGTTTCATACAGATCAACATCCTGGGCGATTATCTCACCTGGGATGTAACTCCCAACGCTGCTGACATGCACGAAGCTCGGATGCGTTTCATCATTGCGGATGATCTCAACCGAACGGATCATCGTTCGCGCCTGATGTTCGCGGTGCAATTCGGCCGCGATCTCATCATTCCATTCAAAGGCCGGATGCAATGGAGCATCATCAGGCCTGGCCTCATCAACCACCAATGGTGCGGTCAATTCGCCATTGCCGTCATAGATGCGGCGCAATTCATCGCCAACCGTCTGAGCATCAACGCCAGCAACACGCCAGCCATTGCGGAACTTGTACTGATCCATGGTTAAAAAGTGAGTGAGTAAAAGCGTGGCCGTTGCCGACCACGCCGAACCGTTGCTAGCGCTGCCAGCCCAGCCACGGCACGCCTGCGGTGCCTGGCCGCGCCGTGCCCGGCCGTGCCAAGCCGGGCCAGGCCAGGCCTGCGGTGCCGAGCCCAGCCAGGCCGCGCCGCGCCGAGCCTTGCCTGCGGTGCCCTGCCACGCCCGGCCTCGCCAGGCCTTGCCGCGCCACGCCTGCGGTGCCTGGCCGCGCCGTGCCCGGCCGTGCCTCGCCGAGCCTCGCCACGCCATGCCTGCGGTGCCTGACCGAGCCGCGCCGCGCCCAGCCGCGCCTAGCCAGGCCTGCGGTGCCATGCCCCGCCCGGCCGCGCCAGGCCCCGCCAAGCCAGGCCTCGCCCGCAATGCGATGTGATGCCGTGAGGTGCATTGCTTAGAGGATCTCGAACAGGCCGAAGCCAAGCCCGGCGCTCATCTTGGAATCAGGTCGGCCTTCGCCAATGCCGACCTGCAGCCCAACGCGGGCCATCAGATTGACGACATCCTCGGCCGTAAGCATCCCGGCGTCGTACCGGATCCTTAGCGTTGCGCCCCAATCCCGATACATCGGCCGGCAGCGCAGGTCAACTACGCCCGTCGCATTGCGCGTAGGCGCCACCCATGGCTCAGCCTCGCCACTGGTCAGCCTGACCAATGGCGCGCCGTCAACGCGGTCGAAGCCATCATGCTCAACCATGAAGGCCAACTTGGCGTGCGTCATCTTGAAGCCACATGCGCGGCAGGCGCTGATGGCGGCATTCCGAAATGCAGCGGCATGAATGCCCTCCCATCCATCTCCCGCCACGTGCTTTGCGCCTTCGTACAACGCGTCGAAGTCCTTTGCCTCGCGTGTCTTTCTTGATTTGGCTGTGCTGCCAGCCTCCTGCGTCTGGCGCATGATCTCCATTGCCTTGGCGCTGAAGCGATTGATCACCAGCGGCGTCGTGCCGCGGATGTTCAGGCTCAAGCGCCGGAAGTCAGGCGACGTGATCGCCACTGCAGTCGTTGCGGTTGCCATTTCTGGTCTTGTGGTGTGGTGTGGTGTCAGCTGAGCTGACTGGCCGACCGTAGCAGCGGCGGCTACAGTCCGCAAGCCCCCACCGCCAGCTGATGCGTCTTGCCCATCCCACACCCGTGCGCCTGACGCCTGAGCTGTTGCGGCGGCTGGATGCGTGGCGTGGTGATGCCATGTCGCGGGCAACGGCGATCCGCGTGCTACTGGAGCGGGCGCTTAAGCAATGACCATCCAAGACCTCACCCGCGGCAGGTGGCCGGACCTGCTGGCGGCACTGGGCGGGCTCACGGCTGACCAGCTCACCGACAAGCATCAGCCCTGTCCCTGCTGCGGCGGCAGTGATCGCTACCGCTTCGACGACAAGGATGGCGGTGGCTCGTGGTTCTGCAACCAATGCGGCGGGAAGGATGGCGGTGGCGGCGGCGGCAACGGCATGGACCTGCTGACGCGCATCACCGGCTGGCCGTATGCCGAAGCGTGCCAGCGCATTGAGCAGCACCTGTCGGTAGTGCCGGATCCACCGACTGCCGGCGCTGAGCAGGTCTGGCATTACAGCAGCACCTTCATCGTCTGCCGCTTCCCCGGCAAGAAGATCAGACCGCTCTGGTACGACGGCACCGGCTGGCGATGGAAGGCGCCGCCAGCACCAAGGCCGCTGTACTGGGCGCGGCGGGGCGCCGATGCGCCGGTGCTCATCGTTGAAGGCGAGAAGACCGCCGACGCTGCCGCGCGCCTGTTCCCATCAGCTGCGGTCGCCACCTGGCCATCGGGCTGCAAAGCGATCGACAAGGCCGATTGGACAGCCCTAGCCGGGCGGCGCTGCACGCTATGGCCCGATGCTGATGATGTCGGCCGCCAGGCGATGGTCAAGCTGGCCGGGCGCCTGCTGTCGATCGGCGTGGCGCAGGTGCGGATCGTCACCACACCAGATGGCGTTGCCGATGGGTGGGATCTTGCTGATGCCACATGGACGCCAGCAGAAGCTGCCGCCTACCTCAAGGCCAACCGATCACCGCCAATCGAGGCGCCCAGCGCGGCGCCGGAGCCGCCGGAGCCGATAGCGCAGCCAGATCCCGAGCCACTGCCAGCCGCTGGCGAGCACTTCGCCTGCCTTGGCTTCGATGGTGATGGCTACTACTACCAGCCGATCAGCACCGGGCAAGTCTGCCGCCTATCGCGCAGCAGCCACACCGGCACCAACCTCTGCGCGCTGGCGCCGTTGTCGTACTGGGAGACGCTCTATCCATCCAAGACAGGCGTCAACTGGACGGCAGCCGCCAGCAGCATGTTTACCCAGCAGGCCGCGGCTGGTGTCTACTCTCCCGATCGCATCCGCGGACGTGGTGCATGGTGGGATGGCGGTCGATCAGTCCTACACCTCGGTGATCAGCTGATCGTTGATGGCGCCAGCCGCACCGTATGCGATGGCATCACCGGCAGCAGTTACGTCTACCAGCGCCTCAGCCGCCTGCAGGGGCCATCAGGCGTGCAGCCATTGGATGACGCCGCGGCCTTCCAGGTGCTTGACATTGCTGAGCGCTTCCTGTGGGAGGTGCCAGCCTCCGGGATGCTGCTGGCTGGTTGGGTCACTCTGGCGCCCATCTGCGGCGCGCTTGACTGGCGGCCACATGCCTGGCTGACTGCAGGATCCGGCTCCGGCAAGTCCGAGGTGCTCGGCCGCTATGTCACCCCACTCCTCGGTGACATGGGTCTCATCGTGGCAGGCAACACCACCGAGCCCGGCATCCGGCAGGCCCTGCGCGCTGATGCGCTGCCGGTGGTCTTCGACGAAGCCGAAAGCAATGAGCGCAATGATCAGCAGCGGATGCAAGCAGTGCTCGGCCTCGCCCGGGTCGCCAGCAGTGAGAGCCGCGCGCATACCCTCAAGGGCTCGCCAGAAGGTGACACGCAGCGGTACACCATCCGCTCCATGTTCCTGATGAGCAGCATCGCCACTGCTTTGAAGCAGGGCGCCGACAAGTCCCGCTTTGCGCAGCTCACGCTCCGCAACCCAGCCGAGCTGCCCAAGTCGGAACGCGCCGCGCACTGGGAGGCATTGGACCGCGATCTGGATCGCTACATCAGCGACCGCATCGGCCAACGCCTGATCGCCCGCACCGTTGAGCTGATCCCTGTCATCCGCGAATCCGTCAAAGTGTTCGTCAAGGCCGCGGCCGAGGCATTCGACTCACAGCGCCTTGGCGACCAATACGGCACCCTGCTGGCCGGTGCATGGGCGCTGCAGTCGCGTGAGGTGGTAACCCGCGATCAGGCATGGGCATTGATTGAACAGAACGACTGGACCAGCTACAGCCAGGCCGTTGAAGTCTCAGACGAGCGTCGATGCCTGCAGCGGATCCTGCAGCACCAGCTGCGCGTTGAGGGCGATCGCACCGTGACACGCACCGTATCCGAGCTGGTTGATCTTGCCCTCCATCGCGGCGGCGATCCGCATGTCACCGCCACCGAGGCCCAGAACGTGCTCGGGCGCCATGGCATCAAGGCTGAGGACGGCTGCGTGATCGTCAGCAGCACCGCCAATGCCATCGCCTCAATGCTCGCGGATACGGCATGGGGCAACTGCTGGCCCACCGTGCTGGCGCGTTTGCCTGACGCCAAGAAGACAGGCTCGATCTGGTTCAAAGGCAGCGGTGGAACCAGCCGCGCGGTGCAGATCAAGGTCTAGTTGTGAGGCTTGTGAGGCAGTTGTGAGGCTGAGAACCCAGTCCACCACTCAATCCTCACGGTCCTCACGGTCCTCACGGTTTACCGAGAGATCCCCCCTTATAGAAAGACCCATACCCCCATAGAGGGGGATAAGGTTTCCCATCTATCTATATATCCTTTTTTTTGTGAGGTTGTGAGGAGAGGGGCAGAACCCAGTCCTGGACTGGGATTTTTGCCTCACAAAAGGCGTGAGGCAAGCGTGAGGCGCGTGAGGCACTGTTGCAGGATGGATCACGGCGCAGTAGGGTTGCATTGGCCACACGGCTGCACATGAACCCCATTGACATTTCCGCCAAGCAATCGCCGGTGATCAACCGGCTGCACGACACCCTGGTGATGGCACGCGCCTATGCCGATGCCATCCGCGACAACGCACAGGACGATGCCCGCTCCATCCCACTGGAGCTGGTGGCATCGTTTCAAGCTGACTGCGACCTCATCATCAAAGCCCTATCCGAAGCTGCTGCTCAATGAAAATCACCTGCACCCAATCCGACCTCAGCCGTGCGCTGCGCGCTGTGGCGCGCGCTGTCGGCAATGGCAAGACCCATCCGATCCTCTCTGGCGTCCTGCTGACCGCCGACGCCGGCAAGCTGCAGCTGACCGCCTACGACCTGCAGATCGGCATTCAGTCCACCATCGATGCCATGGTTGACACCGCTGGTGCCACCGTCGTGCCATACCGCCTGCTGGCGGACATCACAGGCCGACTCGAGGGCGGCAGCGTGGTCTCGTTGACCGTTGACGGCGATCGCGTCGCACTGGCGACCGCAGGCGGCTCCTACAGCCTCTCTGCGGCATCTGCTGATGATTTCCCCGGGCTGCCCGCCGTGGACGCTGCAGGCGCTGCAGCGATCGATCTGGCGGCGCCCTTGGCCGCTGTGATGGTGGCAGCCAGCACCGATGAATCGAAGCAAGTGCTCACGGGCATTCATCTGGTTAGCGATGGCAGCGAGCTGCGCATCGAAGCCACTGATGGCCATCGCCTTGCATCACGCACACTGGCCTGCGACGCGCCAAAGATGGATGTTGTCATCCCATCCCGGGCCATGGCGCAAGTGCGGCACCCTGCATCGTTTGCCATTGATGGCGGGCAGGTTGCAATCCAGCTGGACAGCACCACGCGCATGATCACGCGCACATTGGATGGCGCCTATCCCGCAGTGCAGCAGCTCATACCCGCCACCTTCAAGTCCAAGGCCACCTGTAACCGCGAGGCCTTACTGGCAGCATTGGAGCGGATCGCGTGCGTCTCACCTAATGACATCGTGCGATTGACCGTCAAGGCCGGTGCCATTGAGGTGACCGCCGAATCTGAATCCAGCAGCGGCACTGAGTCCGTCGCATGTGATGGCAAGCTGCCGCAGCTGGCCGTCAACGTCCACTACTTGGTGGATGGCCTCAAGGGCTTCACGGATACTGGGATCACCATTCAGTCCAGTACCTCCACATCGCCTGTTGTCATCGGTCAGACTTATCTGGTCATGCCGGTTCAGGTGCGCGAGTGAACCTCAGCTTCAGTATTGATACGAGCCAGCTAGATCAGTTGGCTCGTTTTACTTCAGCTGTACGTGGCAACCTTAATAACGACTTGGCCAAGGCCATGACACTTGCGGCATACGATGCACGCGATTATTTGAAGAACGTCACGCCGCGATACATCGATAAGCCGACCAAGTGGACTACGAACTCTATGTTTGTTGAGAAGGCAAAGCCCGGCGACCTATCGGCTCGCTTTGGCTTCAAAGACACCGCAGTCAAGGGCACCGCTGCTGCAAAGTATCTGCAGCCAATGGTCGGCGGTGGTCGTCGAAGCGAGAAGCGCAGTGAAGCCGCAATGCAAGCCAAGGGCGTCCTAAGGGCAGGGGAATATATCGTTCCCGCCGAATCGCGGCCGAATGGTGGCGTATACCCCTTAAAGCTGAACCAATACGGCAACGTGCCAGGGCCCACCATGGTGCGCATCCTCAGCCGTATCGGCGGCCTGCGCGAGCAAGGCGCAACGCAAAATGTCTCAGGCTCACGTCGGTCACAACGCAAGCGCAATCAATCTGATTTCTTTGTTGGCACGCCTGGGGGCTTGCCCCGTGGTATCTACGCACGCGTTGGCGCAAGATCAGCCAGAGGCGGCCCACCGAGGGGCTTTCACACGATTTTTCATATCACGCGTCAGCCCCGGTATGAGCCCCAGTTCCCAGTGCAAGATATCTTGGCGAAAAAATTTGGTGAAAAATTTCCGTCGATCTTTGAACGGTTGGTGTTCGGCTCGCGGTGATTGGGTCCCTTTTTGTTCCTTGCATGTGGGTAAGTTCAAAC